TACGGCATAAGCACCGGCTTCGGCATAAGCGACGGCTACGGCATAAGCACCGGCTACGGCATAAGCAACGGCTCCGGCATAAGCTACGGCTACGGCATAAGCTACGGCTACGGCATAAACACCAGCTTCGGCATAAGCGATAGCTGCGGTATATATAATTGCTATTACATCAAAAAATGCGAAGGTCTTGCATATTCGATTATGTGCATTAACGAGACTGGCAAATATAAATTGTTTAACTTAAATATTGATAAGGAACGATTCGGCGAAGTTAAAGAGAAAATAAGAAAATGTGCAGACGGTTGGTATCCGAAATTTACAAATGCTTTTGATTACTATAAAAAAGAAAAGAAATGGGAATGCGTTCCTGCACCGAGAATTGAGGGTGTAGATGATAAAACAGCGTATAAAGATATGCCGGAGAAACTAATTGAGTATTTCAAGAGCCTGCCGGAATTTAATGCAGAAATATTTACAGAAATAACAGGAATAGATGTTGATTAACATTAAGATATTAAGTCTGTGCGAGGGGGGGTATTTGATATTGGGAGAATTTGACAAACTTAACAACGCAGATATAGATGGGCTTATAGATACTTGGAATAGGAGGATTATAACACTTAGGGTGATGATAGTTGTATTTGCAGCGTTTTTTGTATCAGTTTGTGTATATTTATACAGATTAAATAAATATACAGTACTTGTAAATACTTATATTGCAAAAGTTGACGAGTATACATATAAGCTCGATGAATTAAACGATTATATTACGGGAAGATTGTCAGACGATTTAACTGATAGTTCTTTAATGTTTGATTTTGTGTTTGAGGAGGATAATTATTATGTATGATGATATGTATAGAGTTATATATAAGGGGTATAGCGGCGGGTATACGCTTAGTGATGAAATGACATATGGAGCTGCATTTGAATTTAAAGCGGAGTGTTTATTAAGGGGTTATCCAAAAGGTGATGTTCATATTATACAGATTGTAGAGTAATTAAGGGGAGTTGTTAAATATTGAGTACAAGAGATTATAGTAGTGAACAGGAAAGATATATTGCAAAGATTACAGGCGGTAAACTTACGCCAAATTCTGGCGGTACAAAGTTTTCAGGGGGTGATATTTTAACAGAACATTTTTTGATTGAGGCTAAAACAACAACAAAAGAGACAAAATCAGTATCAATTAAAAAAGAATGGTTAGATAAGGCAAAAAAACAGGCGTTTGAACAAGGCAAAGAAGGTTCCTTTTTAGCTTTTAACTTTGAACCTAATGGGGAGAATTACTACGTTATGAATGAATATTGGTTTTTAAAAGCTTTGCCTAATTTATCACTTGATTGTATTTATAGAATTATTGGGGAGGCATTGCAATGAATGATTATTCGTTAGATGAACTTAATGTAATGTTAGATTTAATAAATATATTTGAACGTAGTATTTGTTGTTTGTTCCCGTCAAAAGAATGTAGTCACCCATATGAAAAAGCGGTACCCGAATTAAGAGATGTTGTAGAACGTCAAAATATTAAAGCAGTTAATGTTATTAATAATTCAAAGTTTTGCCCTAATTGTGGTATGATAATAGACACTGAAAGTGTGTCTGATATACACTATTGCCCTAATTGTGGGCAGCGTATAGATGTAACTAAAACAAGTGTTGACAAACTGTTTGGGGTTAAAAATATTAATACTGGTGAAGTTATATTTAATGCCCGAGGTGGGGCATATCACACCTATGATGCAGCTCTTAAAAAACGTGAACGGTTAGGTGAAGATGGTTATAAGGTAGTCACGTATAAATTATCCAATAATAATTGAGAGGACTGGTAAAAAAGATGAAAGAGGTTAAGCGTTATAAATGTGAACATTGCGACAGGGAGTTTGATACAGCAGAAGAGTGTACAGCTTGTGAAAATTCACACGTTATACCTGTGAAAATATTGAAATATGAATATAGTGGTCTTGCATCGCTCGGAGAACTGACTGAGATGGCTCTTGGCATAAAAGTACAATATCCAGGATCAGTTATAGTAAAGATGTCAGATGGTACTAAAAAAACATATTATAGGAGGGGTTGAAAATGACTAATTATGAGAAATACAAAGATGATATAATAAAGACTTTATTAAATAATTGTGAAAATTGTCAATTTAATGACGAATGCGGGTCTGATACTCTTCGAAAGTGGTTAGATTCCGAATATGTTGAACCTGAAAAAGAAGAAGTTGACTGGTCGAAAGTGCCGATTGATACACAGGTTATTGTGAGTGATGATAACGAAAATTGGTACAGGAGGCATTTTGCGTATTACAGAGGTGAACGTATCTGGGTTTTTAGAAGTGGTCTTACAAGCTGGACAATAAATGATTTGTCGGAAGTGAGTGGTTGGAAATATGGTAAATTATTGGAGGACAAATAAAATGAAAGAAAAAATCATAAAATTGATGAATGGCATACATTCCGTGAGGAAATAGAGAGATTGCCGTATTTTAAGGATATTTGTATTGAACCGATGGAGTGATAACAGATGTCGAAGCTGAAAGAAAAAACGGCGAACAGAGCAGTTTATTATAAAGGAGTAGAGTTATGACGGACATCGAAAAAGCGGAGTTAAAAGCAAAATTACAAATGATTTATGAGCACTACGGCAAGCATCAGTTTACAAAATGTTTAGAGGAGTTACAGGAACTTATAGAAGCAATTAATTTATACATAGTTTCTGGTTACTCGGAAGATCTCAAAGGCCACGTTATCGAGGAGATAGCCGACGTTTGGATTATGATTACACAAATCACAATGATGTTAAATGCGGAAAACGAAGTTGACGAGTATAAAAAATACAAGGTCGAAAGACAGTTAGGAAGGATGGCGTTGGAATGAAAAGAGCGGAGATATTAGACAGTGCAAAGGAGATTGTGACCAAAGACCGGGAGGAACAGTACGGAGCACCGGAAGATAATTTTGCCACAATAGCGGAATTTTGGACAACCTACGTAAAAACAAGATGCGTTAGCCCCGAAGCAGATGTTAATATAAGCCCTGCCGATGTTGGGGCTATGATGGTTTTGTTTAAAACGGCGAGAATAGCAAGCGAAAGCGAAAAAGCGGATAATTTTATAGATATTGCCGGATATGCGGCTTGTGCTGGCGAGTTGATGAGTAAAAAGAACGAGTAAATAACGGCTGCACACGAAGAAAACGAAGGGGGACTACTTAATGCCGGGAATAAGAACAGATGATATTGTATTTATAAGAGCATTAGCCGAAGAAAACTTAAATATGACAAGAGCGGCTAAAAGCATATCTTATAGTTATAACGCTGTTGCATGGCACAGAAAAAGGGTAAAGGAAAGCACCGGATTAGACCCATGTAATTTTTACGACATGGTTAAGCTGTTAAAAATGATTGATGGTAGGTGATGATATTGAAGAATGCAAATACTTATCTTAATCAGCTCCGGCTATTAGATGTGCAAATACAGCAGAAGGAAAAAGAACTCGTTAGGCTTAGAGAGGATGCGGAAAGCATAACGGCAAAAGTCGGCGAAAGAGTACAGGCATCAACAAGTGATAAATTGGCTGAGGATGTCGCAAATGTTGTAGACATAGAAACGGAAATCAGCAGAAAAAAAGCGGAATTGATAATTACAAGACACATTGTAATTGATAAAATACATGAGCTTAAAAATCCGATACTGGTTGAGATATTATATAAACGCCATGTCGAGTATAAGAGTTACAAAGAGATTGCCGCAGAGCTTAAATATAATGTGTCATATGTACGCCAACTACATTCAAAAGCATTAAATTTGTTATAAAAAATGCCCCGGGAAACCGGGGCTTATTTAATTTTCAGTTAAAATAATTATCAACCTTTGTTTTCCAATCTTCGGTTAATTCGTTGTAATGATTACGCATTACATTATAAGCCCAGTTTTCACCCTCAAAGCAAGCAAATTGTAAAGTATGGATTATTTTTTGTGATGCTATATATCCAGGAAGCAAGGCGGGCATCGAATCAAGATCGTTTTGTTTGCCTACAAATAATCTTGCTAAGTCAATATGACTGCGAATGTATCTCGGGTATGTCGATGGTATGTAATCAGGTACACCTGTTAAACTGCAAATGCCGTTCTTAGGAAGCGAATTAACATAGTATTCAGTCCATTTTTTGTTTATTGTATCGTCAATGTTTGGCGTTAAAAATATTATATTCGCTTTTTCTTCTTTCACATGCAGTTGTGACAATAAATTTTTTATATCAAAATTTAAAGTACCTTTTTGCAGGTAAATAAAAACTGCTTTTGCGAGCTTATCGTCAACATTGCTTATATAATTGGATAGCTGTTGCATATAGGTGTTGTGGTGTTGTTCGTATTTTGGGTAATTACCACATATATATAACATCTTATCATGTATTAGGTGTGGCGAAATGCCGCTTGTTCGGCTTTCTGATTCGATTGTACAAGGAATAGAACAACGCTCATTGTTGATAATCATTGCACCGATAAAATTTCCGTTATCGGATAATAATACACCGATGTGCGGAAGTATACGAGTGTGGGCAACAGGGATAATCTCTTCAAGGTTAAGCAAATCGTGTAAATCTAAAACTTTATCGAAATTCATTTTACTTATTCCTCCAAAAAATAGGGGGCGATATTGCCCCCCTTAAGGTTATTCTCCCCAGCCATCTAATGTACAAGCGTTTCCGCAACCATCTTCCCAGTTATCACTAATGGGGTCTTTGCCGCTATCTAATAGTTTAAAACAATATTGCATATTCTCAATATCCCCGGGATATACAGTGCCGAGGTATTCGGTCCTGTTGTACACTTCTAAGCAATGCAAGTCTTTATCCCAGTGTTTTTCGTATACTTCAATGCCGTTTTCAAATTGCCAATCTTTCATTTAATCGTCTCCTTTTTTATTGTTATTCCTTAATCTTAATATTATTTCTCCCAGCGTGCTTTGTCAATATTTTTAACATGTTCCGCTTTTGGGTATTGCTTACATAATTCGTTATATCTTGCTATCGCCTTGTTGCGTTCTGTTCCGGGATAGGTTTCTGCTAATTCTCAAACCTCGACATAATAAGTAATATAACAATACTGCGTGCTGTTAGGATTGTGTCTTTTGATTATGTAACCCCTGCCGAATCTGCCGTTATACTCTTCCTTAATTTTCTGGCCAACTCTGACGTAACCTCTTGATAATGATGTGTGATGTTCTTTGTAGTTTTTTATGTTTTTTCTTCCTTTCTTTTGATGTTTTCTCTTGTTTTCTCTTGTTTTCTCTTCTATGCTTTCTTTTTCTCTTGTTTTTTCAACTTTCCTTAACTTATGAGCCTATTATAATATATTGTACCCAATACATCAATAGGCAAAATAGCTAAAAATGTACCCTATATATTAGTAATGCTGTATATTGTACCCGATATAAAAGAAAGTTAAAATAAATTGAGGTGAATTATATGTATACGGAAGCAAGAAAAAGAGCAACAGCGAAATATATGAAAGAAAATCTCGACGATATTAAAATAAGAGTACCCAAGGGAGAGCGAGACAAGTACAAGATTCAGGCGGCGGCGGCAGGCATGAGCCTTAACGCTTACATTATTAAGTTAATGGACGATGACCGGGAGCGATTAACGAAGGCAATAGAGCTATTGCAGAGTATCAATAATTAATTAGGTAGGCGGCAGAGATGCCGCTTATTTTTTGCGGGTCTGCGTTATAATGTAGCAATAATTAAGACAGTATTAATATATAACGTCCAACGAATGCCGTAAATTCGGGCTTTTTCGGCGGCGTTGTATATCTTTTGTATATCTTTTTGCAGCTCGAGCGTTTAAGGTGTTATTTTGACAGCTTTTTATTTTTTTGAATGCCTGGCAAACAACGTAAAAAGACCTAACAAAATCTAACACAATAATAACACAATCTAACAACGTGATATGATACTATATTAATGTAATATATAGGCGTGTAAAATACATTTCCCTTTCTTTTTTATTCTTTGCCCGGACTGGTACCGGGCTTTTTTATTGGCAGGAGGTGAGAACGTGAGAGCGTCAGAGAAGAAGGCAATTAAAGAACGGTTGTTCTGTCAAGAGTATATAATTGACTATAACGGAACAAGGGCATACGGTGCTGCATATGGCGAGACAGACAAGGGCAGGTGCAACAGCAACGCCCGCAACCTGCTTAAACGTAAGGACATTCAAGATTATATAAAAGAATTGCAGACGGAGCGTAACAAGCGGCTACAGATAACGCAAGACGATGTATTGAGAGAGCTGGCGGCGGTCGGTTTTTCCAACATCTGTGATTATGCGGAGGTTGACGAGAACGGCAAGCTTAAGTATATACCCACATCAGAGATAGACCCGAGCAAGCAGGCGGCTATCATGTCAATTAGGCAAGATAAGTACGGCATGACTATAAGGCTGCACGATAAACTTAAGGCGTTGGAGACATATGCCAAAATAGCCGGTTGGTTTACTGATAAGCAGGAGATTACGACAACGGTTACATACGAGCAGTTCTTAAGCAAGCTGGACGGCGATTATAATTATGACTGATAACATGATTAATATATACAACGCAAGAGAGTATATAAGCCGATTTTTACACATTAGGACTAAGGATAATAGGATTGTTCCGCTTCGGCTCAATGAGCCACAAGAGCGATTATATAAGATAATTGGCAACGAGGCACGACAAGGCAAACCGATACGATTAATTATTCTTAAGGCTCGACAGATGGGATTCTCGACGCTGACGGAGGCTTTAATATTTCACAGGACGGCGGTCAAACCTAACATCAGCAGTATGATAATAGCTCACAAGGACGATGCCACAACTAACTTGTTTAACATGTCCAAGCTGTTTTATTCATATTTGCCGGATATGCTTAAACCGGCAAGAAAAGCGAGCAATGCAAGAGAGATTATATTTGATAGCCCAGCCAAGAGTGAGGGCGGCATTGGACTTAATAGCCGCATCAAATGTGCGACGGCAGGCGGTGACGGTGTAGGACGTTCTGACACTCTCAGTAATGTACATATATCGGAGTTCGCTTTCTGGACAGGTGACAAGATGGCAACGCTTAACGGTCTATTGCAGTCAGTACCTGCACAGCCCGGAACAATGGTCATTATAGAGAGTACAGCAAACGGATATGATGATTTTAAAAGGTTGTGGGATTCTGCGGTTGCCGGAGAAAATGATTTCGTTCCGGTGTTTTTCCCATGGTTTGAGCTTGCGGAATATAGCCGACCTTATGACGGTTTCCAGCTTACGCCGGAAGAAGAAGAGCTTAAGTCAAGACATAATCTTACTAATGAGCAGTTGTCATGGCGTAGATGGTGCATAAAAAATAACTGTGGTGGTGACATCAATTTATTCAAACAGGAGTATCCATCAACACCGGAAGAAGCCTTTATTGCAACAGGTGCTTGTGTATTTGATACAGCTATTATTATTAAGCGTATTAATGATTTACAGGGCTGTAAGCCGCTGAAACGTGGTTATTTTTCATATGATTATGACGGGCAATATATAACTAATGCCCGTTGGATTGACAACGACAGAGGCAATATCAAGATATACGGAGAGCCGGAGAAGTCAAGGCCATATGTTCTGGGCGGAGATACTGCCGGAGAAGGTAGCGACTATTTTACGGCTCATGTAATAGATAATGTAACCGGTGAGCAAGTAGCAGTATTACATGATGATAATATCGACGAGGACGAGTATTCGAGGCAAATATATTGCTTAGGACAATACTATAATACTGCTCTTGTAGGCTTAGAGGCTAACTTCTCGACGTATCCAATTAGAGAGGTAGCGAGATTGGGATATAACCGCCAGTATGTGAGAGAGCAGCCTGACACATTCACAGGAGCGATCAAAAAGTCATATGGTTTCCGTACTACATCGGCTACAAGACCAGTTATAATCGCTAATCTGGTACAGATAGCAAGGGACGAGATACAGCTTATTAATGATGTTGATACTCTCCGAGAAATGCTGTCATTTGTTCGCATAAAAGGCAAGCCGCAAGCAGAAGAAGGCGAACACGATGACCTTGTTATGGGGCTTGCTATAACATACGGCATCAGAGAGCAGCAGAGTATGACAGAGAAGCATAAGAAACAGAAGAAAACACGTTGGGAAGCAGACCAGTATGACGATTACTACGCAGCTACACCGGAACAGAAAAAAGAATTAATTAAGCGTTGGGGCAATCCGTTTTGATGGGAGGCGATTAAGTGCCGGAAGAGAATAATAACACAAATGCCTTGCAGAAATGGCAAGACAGACTACAAAAAAACAGAAGCGAATATTTAAAAGAGTTGCAGTTAATGGACGAAAGAGACGCATTATATAACGGTACTCGGCAGGTTGCAGGCATTAACGGCAAAGCAGCAAAAAAGAGTAATTATGTCCGTAATGCAGTAGGAGAAATCATAGAAGCAGAGGTTGATAGCTCTATTCCGCTGCCGAAGGTAACGGCAAAACGTCAGGAAGATGAAGAACGAGCGGCAACAATCGAAGCATTTTTAAGAAATGAGCTTGATTATCTCCCGTTTGAAGTCATTAACGACATGGACGAGAGAACGACACCCATACAGGGCGGTGATTACTTTTTAGTTGAATGGGATAACGAACGTAATTCACATAGGACAATCGGTGGAATAAAGGTTACGCTATTACATCCAAGACAGGTAATACCACAAGCCGGCGTAAACGAAATACAGGATATGGATTATATTTTTATCCTGACAGGTACAACAAAAAAGGAAATAAAAAGGGTATACGGAGTAGACGTATTTACGGAGGAAGAAGAGTTCCCGGAAGTCCGAAGCAACGGCGGTATGACAGATAGTAACTCAAGTGACTTAGTTACATTGATTACAGCATACTACAAGAATAAAAACGGCAATATCGGTGTATATCGTTGGGTAGGAGATACAGAGGTACAAGCCTTAGAAGACTACTTTGCACGCCGCCTAAAATATTGTAAAAAATGCGGTGAGACAGTGCCGGAAGAAGTTGCAGAGTGTCCACATTGTCATAGCAAGTCATTTGAACACCGAACACAGGATAGCACTCCTCTTGATAGGAGTATAGATATATTAACGGCTGATGGTGCATTAGAGACAATTCCGCAGATGACAGAGCCGGTATATCAAGATATGCCGATGTATGGCGATAACGGACAACTGTTAATAGGCGATTATGGCGAGACTATGATGGATAATGTATTAATAGAGCCTGAGCGACCGAATGAAGTTCCGGCGTATAAGCTTAAGCAGTACCCAATCATATTAAGACGTAATATCTCTAAGAACGGTACGCTATTAGGTTCATCGGATGTTGACAGTATCAGAGACCAGCAGGAAGTCATTAAAAAGATGGGCGATAAGATACAGGAAAAGCTGTTTAAAGGCGGTTCATATGTCACATTGCCGAGAGAAGTCAATGTAAGAAAGACAGATGAAGAGCTTAAGGTAATAGAGCTTGACGATGCCGCACAGAAGAGCATGATAGACGTTCTAAATATGCAGCCGAATGTGTCTAATGACCTGACATTTATGGACATTGCATATCAGGCGGCAAGAGAAACAATCGGTATTACGGACAGTTTCCAGGGCAGGAATGATAAGACGGCAGAATCCGGAACAGCTAAACAGTTTGCGGCGGCACAGACAGCCGGACGTTTAGAGAGTAAACGAGTTATGAAGCAAGCAGCATATCAGGATATATTCCAGCTAATGTTTAAGTTTATGCTTGCATATGCCGATGAACCAAGAGCGACAAATTATCAGAACTCAATAGGTGATATTGAGTATGGAATATTTGACCGTTATGCGTTTCTTGAAAGAGATGCGGCAGGTGAACTGTATTGGAATGATGATTTTCTGTTTTCAGTTGATACGAGTAATAATCTTGCACAGAATAGGGAATCGCTTTGGAATACAACTAAAGAGGAATATCAAAGCGGTGCTTTTGGAGATGCGGCAGATATTAATACACGCATTCTCTACTGGTCAACGCTCGAAAAATATCATTATCCAAATGCCGGAAACATCAAAAAGCAGTTACAGGAAATGAAAGAACGACAGGAACAGCAGATGCAAGCACAACAGATGCAAGCACAACAGCAAATGGGAGGCATGCCTAATGAAATGCAGTCAATGCAATATGGAAATGCAGGTATACAAGGGGCAGTTAATAACGGACAGCCTATACAGAATGATATACAGATGCCGTAATGAACAGTGTCCCGAATACAACAAAAATATAGAAAGAGATGTCAGCATACAGTCCGACGCCGATATGGCGTAGAAAGGCGGTGCTCCATACATATCTCATCTTTAAGGCAAGATGTAAAACATGCCTTATTTTTATGCAAAGGAGGTGAGAATATGGGTAAAGGTGAAAATACACTCAAAGGCAAGGTAACAAATAAGAGTGCTATGTATGTTTCGGCAGACGTTAAAAGCACAAGCAAAAAGCCAACTGTAAAGAAAGGCGGCGACCTTAGAGCGAAGGGGGATAAATAAATGACAGAAGAAGAATTTATGGGATTGGGCGGAACCGTTGATAATGAATCAGAAGATGTACAGACTGTCGAGGAAGGAAATACCGAAGAAGTCATTGATAATGTGGATGAGCCGAAAGTTGAAGAAACCGATACCGATGATGGCGATAATGATACCACACAGAGTGATGATGAACCTGAACAGCCGCAGGGCGTACAGCCAACAGCTGTACAGCAGGCATATAGAGAACGCCTTGAACAGGAGTATCAACAGGCTGTAAATCGCATTAATCCATATACCGGCAGAGTTATTCAGTCGCCACAGGATTTTTTTGAGTATAAACGCCAGTTTGCCGAAGAACAGCAGAGGCATGAACGACAGCAGCAGTATAATGCCGACAATGATATATACGAGGCAATACAAAACGGCACAGCTTCAAGGGCACAGTTTGACAAATATATCAAAGAACAGATTGTGAACAGCTTGCGTGATAATCCTGATATTAGGGCGGCAAGAGAAGCAGCGTTAAGAATACAGCAGGAAGAACAGCGAGCAAGGATTGAAAGCGGTAAGGAACGAGTACAAAAGGACCTTGATGCGCTTAATAAAGAATATTCAAATTGCAAATTTAAAAAAGCAGACGAAATAAACGGAAAAATGGCTGATTATATGCGAATGGGACTTTCTGTTGCCGATGCTTACTATCTTACGAACAGAGAAAGTATAGCACAGGCACAGATGGCAGGAGTACGACAAGCTACAATTAATCAGGCGAACGGCAAAGGTCATTTAAAGAGTGTTTCAGGCGGTACAAGCGGAGATGTAATAGTTCCGGACGATATTGCAAAAGAGTATCGCAACTTTTTCCCTGACTGGACAGACAAGATGATAGCGGAAGACTATAAAAAGAGAAATGGAGGTAAGAACTAATGTTTAAAATAGCAAAAAGAGGCGTAGCCGATGTTGCACCTATCGAATACATGGAAGGCACAGCAGGCGAAACAATAGCACTCGGCGAAGCATTAAAAGTATCAAGCGGAAAGCTTACAAAAGCAGGTGCGGCAGATGAAGTAACTCATATTTGTATGGGTGTAAAGAATGACAGAGGATTATTCCCTGTTATTGCTGTACAGCCTTATATGTATTTTGAAACAACATCAACTGCAACAGTAGCGGCAACAGCAGTAGGCACAGCAGTTAAATTACATACAGACGGACTTACAGTTACAGCAACGGTAGGCGGCCCATTTGTAATTGATGAAACTGACGGAGCAACAACTAATTCAACGGTTGTCGGACACTTCACAAAACCGGCAACAGCGGCAGCGTAAGGAGGTAGATAAACAATGGCAGGAATTATTTTTTCGGAAGGTTCCGGTGTAAACGATAGCGTTTTTGGTCGTTCACAGGATCCCATCAAAGCAGTCATCGAAGAAAACGTAGAAGCATTCAAAGAAATGTCCATGATTGATAAGATTTTTTATATGGACAAGTCATCTAATTTTGCCGAAAAGTATTCACAGGAAACATCACTCGGAGACTTTAAAGATGTAGGAGAAAACGGTGCATATCCTGTTACATCAATGCAGGAAGGTTACGAAAAGACCATTACACCTACTACATGGAAGAACAAATTTGAAGTAACGGCGGAAATGCTTGAAGATGCTAAGTATGGCAAGATTAAGTCAAAGGCTAACATCTTCGCAACATCATTCAACAGAACAAGAGAGAAGTTCGCAGCTTCAATGCTTGCCGGTGGTATCGGTACAACAACAACCATTTCAGGAAAGAAATACGACACAACAACAGCTGACGGTGTAGCACTTTTCTCACAGTCGCACCCTTCAATTACTAAGGGTACAAAAGCACAGAGTAACATTTTTACAGGTGCGTTCTCACAGTCTGTTATGGACACTATGCAGGAAAAAATGCAGATGTTCACAGATGATGACGGCAATCTTCTTAACGTAGCACCTGACACAATCATTATTCCTAATAACGGTGCATTAAAGAGAGCTGTATTTGCCGCTATCGGTTCAGAGCTTGACGCAACATCATCTAACAATGCGATTAACTTTCAGGTTGGACTTTGGAATGTGCTTGTATGGCCTTATCTCCCTACAGGACTTGGCACAGGCAATAAACCATATTTCATTATGCTTGATAGCAAATTTAATCAGGATTATATGGCTTTACCTTGGGTAGACAGACTTGGACTTACTGTTAAATCAGATATTGACCCTAATACAGATGCTAACGTATGGAAAGGCAGAGCAAGATTCGGCGCAGGCTTCAATAACTGGAGAGGTATTGCTATTTGCGGCGAAGGTCTTACAGGTACAGCATTAGCATAAGGCGGTGGTAGTATGCGTTGGTATAAGGTAAAACTGGTCACATTGCAAATGATGTTTTCCAACGATACAGCAAGCATTGTTGTTGATGATAATTCATCACCTTATATAGCGGCTATGCCGGGTGCGGCTAATTCTTGTTTAAACCTTATTGCGACATCGGTACGACATATTAGTATGTCGTACCAGTTGGAGCAAGATGGAACGAAAACAGGAATACAGCGTTATGATTTTAATGAACTCGCCAGTGACTTTTATTCGTTTGATGATTCGGAGATATATTTTGAAGATGAATACGGAAACTACGGCAAGGCGAGTAATTATAATATTGAAAATAAGAGTATTTTGCTTATAGATGGTTCTGTCAAAGGAAAATGGACTGTACATTATAACGCCTATCCTGATGAGATAACAGAAAATACAAAAGATGATTATGAGTTACCTTTATGTGAGGAGGTAGCTGTTTTATTACCTTTCTATATGGCTTCGCTGCTATACATGGATGATGATATAACAGCTTCGACTATGTATTGGAACAGATTTGTAATATTACTTGAAGAAGCAAAAGAAACGGCGAAAAAGCTTAAAAGGACAGGCTATGATGAGTTTATCAACACAAAGGGGTGGTATTAAATGCGACAGTTAAGTGTGCCATCGCAGGTTGCAAGAACTGTAACAAAAATAGAAAGCTTTAAGGGTGTAGACCTTACAAATGCCGCCTCTAATGTTGATATTAGCCGTTCACCCGAAGCACCTAATATGATAAGAGATGTTCCCGGCAAGGTAAGAAAGCGAATGGGCTATTACTTTGATACCGAGTATGATGATTTTATACACGGCGTTTTCCATTTAAACGGAGAGCGTATAGTCCATGCCGGAACAAAACTTTATATGGGTACTACTGTATTGTATTCAGATATGCAAGATGTCGGATTTAACCGTTCAAAAGCATGGGAGATAGGCGGTAGGCTATATATACTTGACGGAAAAACATATCTTGTAGTCGGTAAATTTAACGGCGAAACAAGCTATACAGCTAAGAAGGTAAGCGAGATAGCAACAGTGCCTATTGTGTCTATCGCGCGAACACCAAACGGCGAGGGACAACAGTATCAGGAATATAACTTAATACAGCCTAAGTTTATCAATATGTTCATTGCTGACGGAACAACAAAGATATATCAGTTATCATCGGATAGCATACAGTCGGTTGACCTTGTGGAGCAAATGAACAGTGATGGTGACTGGGTAACTGTTGCAGCATCTAAATATACAACGAATTTAGAGCTTGGCACAGTAACATTCAGAACAGCTCCGGAAGCACCTACAGTAAAGAGCAGGGATAACATCAGGATAACGGCTTCAAAGGTTATTGCCGGTTATGCCGATATGATTAACAAATGCACGATATCTATTGTATATGGTGTAAACGGTGCAACAGACCGTTTGTTTGTCGGCGGTAATCCGGATTACCCGAATAGAGATTGGTTCAGCGGATATAAAAGCACTATATCATATGACAGTGACGATAGACCGGAAATGGCATCTTTTGAAGATTTTACATTCTTCGGTGACTTGAGCTATTCAACAATCGGGCTTGATACCAATGAGATAGTTGGATATTCGCTTGTAGGCAATTATCTTGCAACACATAAATCAGTAGGTGAAGACGGACGTAACGTTATTATGCGATACGGTGAGTATACAACGCTTAATGGAGTTATAAGACCGTCATTCCGTATTGTTAATGTTATTCAGGGTGTAGGTGCTGTCGGTAAAGACAACTTTGCATATCTGAATGAAAGCTTATTTGCAACAGAACAGGGTATATACGCTATAACAGCACAGGATATAACAGGCGAGAAATACACCCAGAACCGTTCTTTTTACATCAACGGTGCATTAGCCAAAGAAGACCTTGAACATTCATGTGCAGTCGTTTACAAGGACTTTTATGTACTTGCTACACCACGCCGAGTGTATATATTAGACGGTTTACAGAAGGTCTATGAAAAAAACAGTCCACTTTCTTCGTTCCAGTACGAGTGCTATTACTGGGATATACCTAATATAAGTTATTTGTTTGTGGAAGATGAGACATTATGCTTTGGCACGTATGACGGAAAAATAATGAAGTTTTATACGGATAAAACAAAGCAAACGGCTTATAACGATAACGGAAAAGCTATAAAAGCACGTTGGGACACAAACGCTATTGACGGAAAGATATTCTATAAAAAGAAAAACTTCCGTTATCTATCGGCACAGATAGCACCGGCTATCAACACAAGCTATGAAGCGTGGGCGGAGGTAAAAGGCATATGGAAAAGATTATTCAACAGTGGAGCTAAAGCACGATACTTTGACTTCTCATATGTTGATTTCGGTAAGATAAACTTCTCATCCGATGCCACACCGAGAACAATAGGCACAAAAATACGAATTAAGAAGATAGACAAAGTGCGTTTTTCATTCAGAAACGAAGAACTTAACGAGCCGTTTGGTTTATATGCAATCGGCACAGAGTTTACGGAAAACGGAAATTATAAGGGGTGATAAATAATGGCATTGCCTAAAATACAGCCGACAGATTATGCCAATAAAGGTATACGTGTTAAACCAAACCCATTAGGTCTATCTGTCAGTGATGCACAGCGAGCGTTTGACGAACTTTCGCTTGATGTGGTAATTCCTAAGGTAAACGAGATAGCAGAAGCACAGGACGCAGTTAATAAGACATTCCAGCAGAAAGAAACAGGCAAGGGACTTTCCCAGAATGATTTTACTAATGGTTATAAGCAACAGCTTGACCAGTTACCTACCGATTTAAACGGCAAGGTGGATAAAGTTGAGGGCAAAGGCTTATCAACGAATGACTTTACCACTGTGTATAAACAACAGCTTGATAATTTACCTGCTGATTTAAACGGCAAGGTGGATAAAGTTGAGGGCAAAGGCTTATCCGAATGCGATTTTACAGCAGACTACAGAAACTTTTTACGTGATAATTTGTTAATCGAAATGGTTGCAAACGGAAAGGTATTATCAGACTATAATTTTACCAAAGCTTATAAGTTAGCACTTGATGATTTGCCAACAGCTTTTAATCTGAAAGCTGATACTGACGATGTATTAACAAAGACTAATACAACACCGTTTACACCAACAGGTGATTATCAGCCTGCTACAAAACAGTATGTAGACCGAAATGTTATTGCCGGAGGCGTACCTCAGACACGAACAATAAACGGCTATTCACTTGAAAATGACGTAAACCTAAAAGGTACAGACATTAAGTTTATTGATGATACGACAAGTAAAATCTATATTTTGGGTATAGATAACGGCGGTTTATACTATAAGGAGGTAATTTCATAATGGCGGGTGAAAAGAAATACATAGCTTTGGAGGCAACTTCGCAAGAAATTAGGGCAATAGGTTATAATACGGCTAACAGAATAGGTGATACACCAGACGAAACTGGCGGCTCAGCAACAGAGGGCACAGTATTTGCGAAGCTAAACAAGCTGATAGAGCAGCTAACGACAGTATTAGCGAGTGTTGGTTCTGATAGCAGTAATACAGAAAAAACACTGCATAAAAAAATTGATAATTTGGACGACGACATTATTAGGTTACAACCTACATATTTGTTCTATCCCGGCGAGCATTTACTTGGAACATATGCTGGCGGAACAGAAAATTTTACGTTTACTATTACACCATCATGCTCCGGAAAAATAACCGTTATGGCAACGCTCACAGGAAAAAGCACTTCAAGCTCCAAGCCGGCGGTCGAGCTTAAGGCAGACGGAACAACCATATTGAGCATTACAAACAGCTCGTCTGTGGAAACTGCAACAAAGACGGCTGTACTTGCGGTTACGGCAGGAACGGCGGTGGAAATTGCCGGTGTTATGATCGGTTACAGGACGGGTATTACGGATATTAAATTTATGGCAGATGTTTTACCATCTGAGGCAACTGTTACGATAGGTTAATACGAAACAATAACGGAGCGAAAGCTCTTTTTTTAATAGGAGGAAAACAATATGAAAAAACTTGTTGAAATGAAAACAGTAAAGAAAGACGGACACCACGATTATATCTATAAAGACGGCAAAAAGACACCTATCCCCGATGACGGCGTTGTTTTTGCGTATCTTTCAAACAGCGGTATGCTCAAAGTAAGCGAATACCCAGATATTGCAGGAAGTATCCATGGAAAGTTTGTTATCACTGATGAGGTTACATCAAAAATCGGTAAGCCTTGTATCGGCGGCAAGCCTTATGATATTTGGGGAATTGGTGAGAACTATGTATTAGTATCTAACAAGGGCGATAAGTTCTATATTTCTGCAAACAAAGATGGTTCAAAGGTAGATCACCCGAACCAGAGAAGCGATTATTTTGCTTATACTCTTTTACATGAGATATATTCAATGCTTAAGTAAGATGATTTAGGGCGGAGCAATCCGCCCTTTTTTATGGAGGTGATGATATGGCAATTATACCGGGTAGCACTTGCGTAATCAAAACCAGTGTAAAGGATATGGATATTACTCTTATTGATAATGCTATATTTTCGTTTAGTATCGGTATAGACGAAACACCATTAGTGCAGAAAAAGTACCAAGCGGATAACAGCGGTGCAGTTAAATATCTGGATGGAGCGTTTATAGTCCCATGTACACAACAGGACACACTGTTGTTTGATGGCAATAAAAACATATTGTATGAAGCTCAGTTAAATTTTAAAGATAAAAGTGTATCAAAAACAATCTATACAAAAATTCCCATAAGGAAAACAGTTGCGACCGAGATAATTACCGGCAATGCTCCGAACATTAATCAAGACGATAACTATTATGTTATGCAGACAGATACAGCACAGTATCTTAATGTATCAACCGAGCAGATAAAGGGGTATGTTGACCTTGCTCAGACATACTCATTAAATGCGGAAAAGTCAGAGCAAGAGGCGTTAGAACATGCAAAATACGCTGAAAACAATAAACAGCAAACCTATGAGTTTTTATCTCAAACCAAGGCTCTTGCAGCTGAAACGAGTAAAGCTAAGGATAGCGTCGAGGGACAGATTGCGACAGCTACCAACTTGTCAAATAAAGCAATAGAGTCAGCTACAACAGCTGAAAACGCAAAAAATACAGTAGTAGATACTGCTAATCAAGTTTCGGCGGATAAAGGAATTGTATTAAATGCTAAAAGTGATATTTTGATAGCGAAGCAAGATACAATCGCTGCAAAAAATGAAGCTGTTGCAGCCAAAAACGATGCAATAACAGCAAAAGACACTGCTGTGGAACAAGCCAATTCGGCATCACTCAACAAGGATAAGACTGACACCAACGTAACTACAACAAAACAGCTCGCCGCACAGGTCGGCACAGATAAAACAGAGGTAACGGAAATGGTTACGGAAAGCCGGGCTATCCTCGAAGAGCAACGTAAGCTTATAGGCTTAATGCCAACAATATACATTACACAGACTATTGAAGAGATGCGAGCTATCGCAAATCCCAAAGAAAAGGACATTTGTTTTGTGCTGGGTGATGTACAATCTGCTTATATGTACTATACAACGGCAATAGACGGTACGGCGTTAAGCAATCCTACTTGGGTATGGTTGACTGACATACAGCTTGTTGCTCCGTCTAAGGATTACCTGCTTAATATCTTACAGCTTGCCACTGTCGCAACAACGGGCAGTTATAACGACTTGATTAACAAACCTAAACGATATGAGAGTTTTGTGATTGTTGATGATGGTGTGTGGGATTATTCGGCGGCTGACAAAATCAAGCTTACTGCTGACCTTGTAAGTATCGGTAACGTGTATAACGGAGCAGTCGGACTTATACAGACAGACTTAGATATAACACTGCCGGAAAACAGCAAGAAAGCTTACGACTATGACTATATGGACTTGCCAACAGGTGGTATGTATCAGTATACGTTTTTGTATGATGGCAGTTATTACAACTGGTCAAGGACGGTGATTGCGTGATAAGTGATAATATGTTATTGCTGCATGGCAACAACCGCTACCATGCAAAAGAGCATGAATATCAAGGCACAGATATAGTGGCAGAGAATACATATCGTGCAGAGTTGGGATTGCACCTATATGGAAGAAGTTGGCAAGAAACGACTACGGGAGCACAGCTGCTTGATTGGAGAACTATAAGAACAGATTATAATAACAGAACAGTAACAATCGAAAATAACGGATATGACATAACAATATCAGCAAATATTACGGAAGCGGGCAATGAAACATCACGAAAATATTTCAATACTGAAGCTCTACTGCCAAATACTTTTGCAGGCAAAACAGTAACTATATCGTATACAACATGGGAAACTGATGTCCCAAATGAAACAGCTATAATCGGATTACGCTATAAACTTAACGAAAAATTGCACTATGTTACTGCGGTACACCCAACCATTTTGCGTACAATATCAATTCTGGAAAACGCAACTGATATATACTTTAGACTTTTCTTAATCGAGAACACAGCAAATACTGTACCAGTTGGTACATATACAGCTAAGTTTACAGGTGTAATGCTTAATTATGGCGATACAGCATTGCCTTGGGAGCCTTACACTGGCGGCATACCATCGCCTAACCCCGACTATCCCCAGCCAATCAACAGCATAGGTGACAGCGGCAGTGTAGATGTAGTTGTATCAGACAATAACGGCAATAGCCAAACGCTTACAATCAATACACCTAATGGACTTTGCGGCATACTTGTTGATACAGGTGGTAATTACACAGATAGTACAGGGCAACAGTGGGTGTGCGATGAAGTAGATTTTGAACGTGGAGTATATGTGCAGAGAATAGGTAAAATTTTGTCATACAATGACGAAGTAATAACAACTAAGTATATGAGTACAACAGGAAAATTGACAACTGGTGCAATCGTTACATACGTTCTCGTTACACCTATTGAAACACCGCTTACAGCCGAAGAACTTGCTGCTTACAAGGCGATTAAGTCGTATCCGCATTATACACATATAGAGAGTGTGGCAGAATTTAAGGTTAAGTTGAAGGAATACTAAATGGCAAAAGGTGAAAATAAGTGGAGGGATATATGGAAAATGTAATAGTGGCACTTATAACAGGGGCAATAACGCTGTTTGGTGTACTGATTGCCAATAGCAAGTCACAAGCGGTAACAGACACAAAATTAGAAGAACTTACAAGAGAAGTTAGAGAACACAATAATTTTGCGAAACGTGTGCCGGTTATTGAGGAACAGATGAAGGTTGCTAATCACAGAATAGATGATTTGGAAAAGCTTGAACAGCAGAAAGGAAGATGAATATGGACGTTACATTTTTAACTAATTTTGCAATACCGCTTATTGTAGGTATATGCTTGTGCCTTGGTTACATAATCAAAAACATTGTACCTAATGACAATATTAACCGCTTTATTCCGCTTGTCATGGGAATAGTAGGCGTATTAATAAATGTATGGGTAAACAAGGTTTTCACCGCTGAAATCCTTTTAGGTGGACTTTTTAGCGGTCTTGCGAGCACAGGCCTTTATGAGATGTTTAGAAACCTTATAAGTAAGGAGTGATTTTATGACTTGCAGGGACATCAACGAGCTTACAGCCGTCGCACAGGCGGCTTGTAGGCTTTTTTTAAATGAATGTAAAAAGTCGGGATTAAATATATTCATTACTGAAACATATCGCTCACAGGAGCGACAGAACGAGCTATATGAGCAAGGCAGAACAAAGCTCTGGGATAGCAACGGCAAAAGATTAAACGTAGTGACATGGACTAAGCACAGCCGTCACACAAGCCGTAGGGCATGGGACATAGCTTGTAAAGGAAAAGACCTTTACAATATGTCAGTGTTAAGAAAATGTGGAGAAATAGCCGCAAAATTGGGGATAACGTGGGGCGGTACTTGGGAAAGCTCGCCGGACTATCCACACTTTGAAGTATCGCAGGATTGGAAAGCACCAGTAAAGGAGGTTGAGGAAATGACACAGGCAGAATTTAATAAAATGATGGACAACTATTTGGCAGAACGCTCAAAAAAAGCGTGTAGTAATTGGGCTAAATCGGAAGTCGAAAAAGCCAAAGAATTAGGCATAACAGACGGCACACAGCCACAGTCATTTGCAACAAGGGAACAGGTGACAGCAATGATTGTTAGAGCACTTAAGTAAGGAGGTGTTTTTATGGCAGGACAAACTGTTACAGTAACGGCTGACCAGCGTAAGAAAAGAACAACAAATACAAGTTCCGGCAGATCGAACAATAGCGGAATATCAAATATTCCGACATATGACAAAAACAAAGACTATGCTTCCGAGATACAGAAAGCAATCAACAGTGGAGCAAGTCAGGACGTAATAAACCAGCTTAATGCGGAACGTAATGCAAAGATAAAAGGCGAAAACCTTAATTATAGAGGTTTAAACGACAACGACTTTGCAAACTACAAAAACACGGGTAGCTTTAACGGTACAAAAAGCAACATCTCACGTGATAATTACGTAATCGGTCAGGATGGTGGAAATGCAAGCAATAGGTTCTCATATAATCCTTCTGATTCACAGATAAGAGATTTACAGCAGAGTATAGATTATGACGGCACAAAAGGCTATGCAGACCCGACAGGCTATTATACAACACGACAGACGGCGTTTACATGGCAACAGCCGGACGGCACTTATAAAACTACGTATTCCAATGCCACTAATTATAATCAGGCTTTACATGATGCAATAGCAAGTGGACAGGTAGCACCTAACTCACAGCTCGCTCATTCGTCAACCTACGGTACCGGTTCGCTTACCGGAAACGGTTATAACTATGGACGTACTTCGACAGGTGATGGTTTATATTCCGGCTTTGGTGACGGCACAGATGGTGGACGATACACAGCAGATAATCAGTTTGGTAATATGTACGATCAGACTAATATGCAGTTAGGCTTTTTAAGCGGTCGTGATGGCATGGATTATAAAAATCCGTATGCAGATATAGCATATAACGGCAATGGCATAAACAACGCATATAACAAGGGTTTACAGTTTGCAGGACAGGGTGAGTTAATGGGCGGTAGTGCAAACCCTAATAACCCTACCACACCTAACTTAAATGATATTTACTCACAGTACGGAGCAAATACAAATGGTTATGTCGGTCTTACTAAGGACGATATACGGAACCAGATGGACGATATATATGCAAACTATGAAGATGCAGTAGCGGAACGAAATGCGGCGTTATCATCACAGTACAGAGAACAGCAGAGATTACTCGAAAACGATAACAAAGACCAGCAGAGAGCAAACTATATCAATTATATGCTGTCATTAAATAACGCACCGTCACAAATGCAAGCAATGGGCATTAATGGTGGTGTTGCAGAAAGCACACTCGCAGGACTTAAGAGTGATTATATGTCAAACTATAACAGTGCGGAAAATACGTTTACCAATGCGGTTAATCAGCTTAAGATTTCAGAAGCTAATGCACTTGCAGAGGGCAATATGGAAAAAGCTAATATGTATTCACAGCTTGCACAGAACTCACTGTCTTTACAGATGCAGGCGGCTGATGCACAGAACAGCTATAATAAATGGCTTGCGGAGTTTACCCTTGCTAAAAATCAGTGGGATCAGCAATTTGCCTATCAGAAAGCACAGGACGAAGCTAATCGATTGGCGGCTATCGACCAAGCACAGAACGAAGCTATGAACCAGCAAATCGAAATGGCATATAAATATGGTGATTATGATTTACTCGGTGAATTAACAGGAATGGATATGACATACTTAAAACAGCAAAGAGATTTAGAAGCAAAATATAATCAGGCTAAATATGAAGGTCAGTTACTTACAAATCAGGGAAGGAAGCTTACAAACTCAAAAAAAGCTAACGGCAGCTCGAGAAGTAGGTCAACGTCGGGTGGTAATAGCACCTCGACTGCCGGTACAACATTATCAAACGGACAGGCAACAGGGATTACTCCGGCGTTGAATTTGGTAAGAAGTAAACTAAGCTCTAACGGAAGTGCCAACAGTGGCAACCCTGCAATGGATTTGTTGCAGAATACATTCGGTACAAATAGCGGAACAAGCAAAGGCTTGACAGGCTATGCAAGTGGGTTATATTCCGATTTAGTAAAAAGCGGTTATTCACCTACACAGATGGACGAAGCAATAACAAGGGAGTATAACAAGGGTTATATATCTAAAGCAGAGGCGGACATATTAGCATCAAAACTTATAGGTTAAGAGGTGGTTTGATGGGTTTATATGCAAGTAAAGCAAAAGAAAAAGAGAAAGAAATAAATCAAGCTTTAGGTAAAACAATGGTATATTCAAAAAAAGGCGTATCTTCGGGTACGCCTTCTTCCAATACACCGAAACAGACACTACCCAAAGCATCCGAAACAACTGTACTACCAACAGTAACAAAACAGCCAAAAACAAAACTTTCGCTGATGGACAGAGTAAAAATTGCAAACGAAAAAGTCAGCAGAGTATATGCTCAGAATGCGGCAGATATGCAGTATAAAAAAACAACAGCAAAGACTATCGGCCCGGCTGTTTGGAATGGTGGCAATACAACTTTATCGGCATTACCTAAAGCAAGTTTCAGCGACAAGATTGATATAGCTAATGCAAATGCAAGTAATGCGTATGCTCAAAAGGCTTCTGATATGTATGGTGTGAAACAGAAGAAAACCTCTGTATTACCAAAAGCAAACGTAAACGATGTTGCATATTCAGAGCCTTATAAGTTAGATACAGGCAATAACGATAGATTATCATATATTTCTAATGCCTGGTTAAATAAGACGTTAGAAACTCCGGCTACACCCACTAAAGCGAAACAGGGGACAAGTGTATTTGACCGTATATATAACGCTTTAGCTTCAATAGGTGACAGCACAATCGGATCTGATTTAAGTTTAAAGTCAGCGTTTAAACAATCAGCAACAAACGAAAAGGACTACAAAGCCATGCTAAAACAGTATGACGGATTAATAACGGAGCTTATTCTTGAACGTGATAAGTTATCACCTAAGAGCAACGAATACATACAATATAATAAACTTATTGACCAAGTATATGATATGGCAAACTCTGTAAGAGATAGAACCGCAGACATGACAGAAGCTAATAAGTTTTTACAAAATGCAGGTAAGTTACAGGAGAAAGCCACTGAGGGCATGGGAACAGTAGGAAAGAATGTAACAGAAGCCGCAATATCCGTCGGTGACAACCTTGTTAAAATGGCACTGACAGGGTTTAATCCGACAGCTACACTTGTTGCTATGGGTGTAGGTGCGGCAGGACAAAGAGCGAATGAATTGACTAACTCCGGTGTAGCTGCCAATGATGCACTCGGCAGAGGTATAGTAAGCGGTGTAATTGAAGGTTTAACAGAGAAGATTGGAGTAGATAATTTATATTCAATCGTAAAGTCAAACAATGTAAAAGTCCTTGCTGATATATTGAAACAGGCAGCGGCAGAAGGCACAGAAGAAGGTTTGGGAAGTGTACTAAACTATGCGGCTGACAGAATGGCAGGAGATAACGAAAAGTTTGATTGGAATGATATGGCACAGTCCGTTATTCAGGGTGCATTATCAGGTGCTATGTTTGGTATCGGTGGTGTTGCAACGAATAAGGCTTTAAGTGCCATTGACAATTATAATGTTAATCGTAAAAGTTATAAAGATGTGCTTCCAAGAGGCAACAGTAATTATTCTTCCGATATATCAAATGTGAGTGTTAATATTGACGGTGTTTCACCAACGGATTATTTTAAAGGCTATGGTGGTACGAGTAATGTAACAGCCGTTAATAACAACGAAGTAACAAGTCCTATAAGAATAGATATGACAGAAGCGGAGAGAGAACCTATATTAAGAAATACAGAGATACAGGTATCAGACGCAACAAGAGTTACTCTTCCGCAGGATATAGTTGATAAAATTAAAGCAGGAAACTTTAAAGGCATATATAAAGAAATAAGACAATACGCACAGGGTATTAAGCTGTTTGACGATACATACAGAAACGAGAATATTAATGTTAAATTCAACTTTTCAAACGAGTCGTATAGAAAAAGTGCGAACGAACAACTTATAAGAAAAAACAACGCTAAAAACTTTCTTTATATGGTAAATGATTTCAGAAACATTGTATCAAATGCAGTTCCGATAGAGATACACAGTGATAGAATAAAGGGTGGGGCATTAAAGAATACAAGGGTTCTTGCAGGTGCATTTTGGAATGGCGAAAATGTTGTTCCTGTTGAGATAACAATAAAGGAGTATAAGCAACCTAATATAGAGCCTAAGCTGTATATGGCGGTAACAATAAATAAAGAAGGTGATACCGTCATCGCGGGCAGCCCTTTTCAGGGTCCACCTACTATTGCACCACCTTCTATAATAAGTTTATCAGACTTAGTAAAAGGTGTCAACAGTAACAATAAGGATTTTCTTAAGTATTTCCCCGACAGTATGCTATCTTCCGAACAGATAGAATATAAAAAGACAGCGTTAGAAAACGAAAGGATTAAATATGAGGGGAAAAACGCAGCCAGTGTTTTGCCAACAGCGGTACAAAGTGGAACTTCTACGATAACAATGAATGATAATAATAATGTTTTACCGACAGCAACCGACACGAATAGCAACAACAATCTCGGTATAGTAAATCAGGACGCACAACAGCTTTTTGAGGATTTACAGAATGCTAAAACAAGTGTTAAAGATAAGGCAAGAAAAGTATATCAGTCAACTATATCCGGTTGGGCACCGTTTGAAAGAATGACAAAAGCCGATACCAGAAGAAACGGCAGAAACATAACCGGTCTGGTAAATAAGTTATCCCAGAAAAACGGTGTGTTTGATACTATCAAAAAGAAAGCCTTATTCGACATTAACGCAAATAAAGTCAGCGACCTTAGTCTTGACAGTGTTGTAAAGCAAGTTCCGACTAATCAGTTGAACGACTTTAACACATACTGGCATGAATTACACAATATAGACCGTTTGGCACAGAATAAACCTGTTACAGAGCATACAGCGGATGAGAGCCGACAGATAGTAGCACAGCTTGAAGCACAGCACCCAGAGTTTAAGACTTATAAACAGAATATATCTAACTATTTAGATTTATTTATGCGAACATGGCTTGTAGATACAGGTTTGATTACACAGGAAAACTATAATCAGATGCGGAATATGTACCCCAACTATATACCGACATACAGGGTTATGGAGAAAGCAGGGAATGGCAGTACATCATACAGGGAAGGTCGAAGATTAAGGAATAGAAATCCTATCGGAAAAGCAAAAGGTGGAACATCGGAGGTATTAAGCTTTGATGAAGCTATGGCTTACAAAATGAGTTCGGTTGTTAATGCTGCGATAAAGAATGATATATCAAGAGAAATATATTCTTTCGCACAAGCACAGCCAACAGAAGCGGCAAAGAACGGTATTCTTATTAAACAAAACAGTGCAAATGCCAACACAGCGATTGATATTGACAGTTTCACTGATGAACTTGAAAAAAACATAGCCAGAGAAACAAGCCGAGGAAACTATGAGATTACATTTTATGATAATGGAAAACCTCAAACAATGAAGATAAGCAAAGATGTGTGGGAGGCTTATAATTTCCTTGATGATAAGCTTGCAGGTTCAGGATATAGAATGATGGCTGAATTAGGTAAAAAAATAACTTCACCTATGAAAGCGGCAACAACAGGTTATAATCCATTGTTTGCATTAACAAACCCTATTCGAGATGCACAAACCTATGCAATAAACAACTCGGCTAAAAACGGAGCACAGGCGGCTAAGAACTATGTCAAGGCTTTAAAAGAGGTTTTAACAGGTTCAGATACTTATGACCAGTATAGGGCATTAGGTGGTTCACAGAATGGATATTATGGCAGTGAGACATATAACAGAATGTATAAGGATATGCGAAACGGAAAAGACGGAGTAAGCAAAGTGCGTGATGTATTAAGAAAGCCATTTGATGCAATCGCAAGTCTTGGAGAGTTTACAGAAATATTGCCACGTTATGCCGAGTACCTTAATACTATTGATAACCTTGGAAATACCGATGCAGGACGTTTGCAGGCTTCGCTTAATGCTGCCGATGTTACTGTAAACTTTAATAGAACGGCTCAGTTATCAGCACTTGCTAATGCGTGGGTACCGTACTTCAATGCAGGCTTACAGGGTGCAGATAGAACTTTAAGACAAATAAAAGCACACCCTGTTAAAACCACAGTAAGAGCTGCCGCAACAGTATTTTTACCAACATTATTGGTGTACTTGATTAACAAGGATAATCCGAATTGGGAAGATGTAAAAGATGGGGTGAAGGATAATTATTATTTGTTACCTAATTACGCCGGTCCGATAGATATAAACGGCTATCCGGAAACCTTTATAAGAATACCGAAATCAAGAGAGTTTGGAGCGTTGTTCAGTGCTTCGTTTGAGCGTTTTATACGTGCGTTAAACGAAAGCGAAGAAGAAAATAAATCGCTAAAAGATACATTGCCAACTGCTTTTGAAGGATATACCGATACTTTAGCCAATAGCTTTGAAGCACCGGATATACTTAGCGATAACATCTTAGGCTCAATGCGTAGACTTAGTACAAATACGGCTTGGCATGGCGGCAAGATAATACCGTCAAATTTAACTGATGTATCGCCGGAATATCAGTACGATATAAACACATCAGGTATTGCAAAAGGAATAGCAGATAAAACAAACAAAGTTCCATTCTTGCCGGATTGGGCTAAAAGCCCTATGGCGTTGGATTATATCATTGACAGTTATGGAGGATATGCAGGTGATGTTATGCAGGGTCTTACATCCGGCAAAAACAAAGGTTCAACAGATAAAGAAACTTTCGAAAATTCGCTTTATTCCGGATTTGTACAGCCGTTTAAAAACAGGTTTACAACCGATAGTGCATATTCAAATTATAATCTTGACCGTTTTTATGACAGAAAATCAGAGGTCACAAAAGCCGCAAACGACAGAGATTTAAGAGAAAATCTGCCATCTGATTACCGCACACCGGAAGAAAAGCTTGAAAGCGATTTTACAGCGGCACAAAAGAAGATTTCCGATTTGACGAAACAGGAAAAGGAAACACTCAACTCAAGCATGACTATTGCTGAGAAGAACAAAAAAATACGTAAGCTGAAACAGCAGAAGAACAACATAGCAAAAGAAATGCTTGAAAGTCAGAGCAAGTTGTATTCCGATTATGCCGCTAACTACATACCTGAAATATCAGGTTTAACTGACAGCAGACAGGAAGATGCTAAAGAACTCAACAAAAAATATAAGCTTAGCTATCCCGATTTTATGAAGATATACGAAGGGTATTCCGATATATATAATAAAGATGAAAAATCTGCTATGAAAGCAACAGAATTTGACGAATATCTAAACTCTTTAGGTTATACAAAGGATAAAGAAATTTCAGCGGATATTAGAGATAGATTTGCATATTTTACTCCTTCTGTTGCTAAGAGTTATTACGATCAACCATCTTATCAAAAGGTTCAAAGCTTTATGGACGTAGATACATATGTAAGTATAAAAGATGTGCTTGGAAATGTATCATATCCGGAAGGCGTAAGAGGTGCAAAGTCAATGGCGTATAAAAGAGCAATAGATGACTTTATGCAACAGCATGGTTATAATCCGTCATATGACGAGAGAATGAAGATATATGAAGCGTGTGGTGTAGGAAAGACATACAGGTATTAAATTGAATAACGGAAGGGTGAGTAAATGAAACGTTTGGACTACTACAAGGAACAATGGCAAGAGTTTATAGACAATATAGATTTTACTGACGAAGAATTAGCGATAATTAATTTAGCCCGTAAGGGTTGGTATCAAGAGGATATTGCGGCAGAATTACACACCAGCCGCCGCACAGTAGCAAGGCGGTATACATCAATAGTTAATAAAATCGTGCATTATGTTTTAGAGGTTAAACAATGTCATATACATGGCACACTTTAAGATAGATAGTATTCTATACTGTAAGTAACAAGTAAATGGAAACCGAGTGTTGTATCAATTACTTGGTTTCCGCTATTAATCTTAAAGGAGGAATGTAGTATGGCACTTGTAGAAGAAACAACAAGAAGAAGCTCAGGAGTAGCAAAGGCAGGTTTAGCAACAGGCATAACAGGTTTATCCCTTGCAGGTCTTGATATACTCAGTAGACTGGGTACAGGTGGTACAGTACCGCCACAGCAGATGTGTTGTAGCGAGGATCATTTTGTAAATCGTTATGAATTTGATTTACAGCTTGCCAATGCAAAGTCAATGCAGGATAAGGATTTAGAGATTGCAAGGCTTAACACAGAGGTTAAGCTTAGGGACGCAAATACATATACTGACCAGAAATTATTGGAGGTATACAAGTACTTTGACGGACAGGTTAAATCAATTAATACAGCCCTCGGACAGCAGGCTGTACAAAATCAGGCTACAAAAGATAGCTTTGCAATGCTTTCTGAAAGACTTGCTTGCGAAAAGAAGGAAAGACAGTGTGCTGACAATTCTATCGTTACATATGTTAATGCAACATTTTATCCTAAAATGGTTGCAGATGTTACAACAGGCACAACAACAACTGCACAGAGTACATATAACCCTCTTCCGGCTGAATGTTGCTGTTGAGGTACACACTAATGAGGGGCTAAACGCCCCTCTTTTTTAGGAGGTATAAGTATGGTAAAAATACAGCAGGTAGAGCAAGGATTAGCGTTATATATAGATAATGAGATATTCCCACAGTTGGCAGACGAAACACAGGTAAAGAAATACGGTGTATCGGTAATAAGTGCGTGTGCAATAAAGCTATTATCCAATACTGTTAAAAAGGCAGAGAATAACACGTTTATAAATATGTTAGGTATTATTGACGGTGATAACATAGAAATAGAAATGTTACTTGATGTGATGAAAGAGAAAATGCCAGAAGAAGGCTTTAAAGCAAAGATACCTATAATAGGTAGTGTGGCATTTAACAAAAATGATATTGATTTATTGCGTGATTATATAATAAAGGGGGCTGTAACTGATGAACAGAATTAAACACGAAATCGATGAGATTTTAGAAAAAGACCACTTTTGTTTAAAAGATATTGAAGAGCTGTTTTATTTATCGGAGATTTATAAAAATCTGAAAGATGAAAAAACAGACCATTATATAAAAATGACACCGGAACTTGCCGAAAAGTGGGTTCATCATATGAAGAACTCAGATGGTACAACCGGAGAGCATTGGAGCATGGACGAAATCGAAAATGTCAAAAACGCAAGAGGAATAACAGATGTATCTACTGCGTTATATTATGCGGTAATGAATATGCTGTATTCTGATTATTCGGCAGCATTAGAAAAATACGGTGTAGGTGATACACCGAACGCATGGGCGGACATGACAGAAGCTTGGATATATGATAAAGATGCAGTTAAAAATAAAACATCACTATATTATGAATATATAGTGTGTAAATAAAAAACAGCTCCTTCGGGGGCTGTTTTAATATACAACATCAATGTGCTTATGAATTGGTACATCGATGTTGTATATATAAGTTAAAGTCTAAGCTTAATATCAACATTAAATGGTGGGTTTTCAAATTTTGACTGATTTGCAAGCAGATGCCGAGAATAGGTTATTTTTTCGATACATTTTTTAAGCAGCATATTTTTTAATGAGGCATCAACATCATTACGTTGCAAAGCATCTACCGCTTCTTGAAATGTAGCAATGCGTTCATGGTAATCGATGCGTTTTGGCATATTTTCTTTTGTGTTTTTAATAGCAAGTTGAGTGTGTTCAATATCTTCTTGCAATTTTATATTTCTTCTAATAAATACCTCTTTTGTGTAAAAGCCTTCTTCGAGCAAATCGTGTTGCTCATCGTCCTTTTTATGCAGACGTTCTAATTTGTCTTCCAGTTTTTTAATTAACAAATCATAGTCAGAATTAGTATTATTATTATTTTCTAACTTAACTTTAAAATCTGCAATAGCTGCATAAAGTACATCAACTATATATTTTTCAAATTCGTCATAATAAACAGATTTGTTTCTACAATGATGTTGGTCTTCGCATACAAGCCTCGGCATGGCAATAGTAACACCTTTATTTCGGTAAGTACGATATGACATAGCTCTTCCGCAGTCACAAAACAATAAACCTGAGAATGGATTTCGGACAGCTACCTTTTGTTTTACTCTTATGTTTTTACCCTTCTTAGCCTGAGCTGCGTTGAACATTTCCTCACTGAGGATAGCTTCATGGTTGCCATCGACCAATATATAATCATTTATATTTTTTGCATTTGGTCTTGTTCTTTGTTTTTCTCCGTCCTTTATTACATATATTGTTTTTCTAAAATTCCAACGTATTTTGCCTATATATACAGGATTATCAATTAAATTCTTTAATGCAGCTGCTGACCAATATTTTGATTTTCGAGGCTTTATTCCTAAGTCATCTAAAGCGTTGGCTAATGCCATAAATCCATAGTTGTTATTAACATATAAATCAAATATAATTCGTACTACATTAGCTTCTTCAGGAACGATTTCGAGAGTTGGGCGTTTATCAACAAAAACTTTTTTATAGCCATATGGAGGTACGCTCCCAAGAAAATTTCCTTTTTTAGCTGATGCGTTACGACCTCGCTGCAATATTTCTTTTGTGTATTCGAGATAATCATTTCCTCGGCCGAGTTCCATCTCAAAAAATTTTCTATCGTATTTGTCTTCAAGGTTATACTCTCTATATTGCGTAATTATAGTAGTATGAGAATACCTAAAAGCGTTTACTATTCGCCCACAATCCTCAAGGTCGCCTCGGCTTAATCGTTGAGGATCAACAACCATAACAGCTTTGATTTTTTTCGACTCAATTTGTCTGAGCAGACGTTGTATTTCAGGACGGTCGGCAATAGTTTCGCCGCTGACAACTTCACGCAATATTTGATTTTCGGGAATTTTAAAACCAAAGTTTTCGGAAGCATAATCTTGCAATATACCTTCGTGTTTTTCAAGAACTTCTTCCACCGTCTCATCGGGCCGGTCTGCTCTTGATTTTCTTAAATACATTATTAGTTCATTTTGATTGTACATTTTTCCTCCTCCTGACCATGCTGCCATTATTGGCAAAATTATTGCATAAAAAAAAGACCACCTAATTTCAAAAAAGAGTAGAAATTAAAGCGGTCATGTGATATACTAAATATGTTCTTTGTAGTGGTTTCACATAACCGCTATTCCTTAATCCTTCTGTACTGCTAATACAGGAGGATTTTTTTATTTTGTGACCATATTGCCGAGGTTGGCAACATGGTTTACCAACATTTACTGCAAGCAGAATAACCATTATTTATAGCTTGACTTTCGGTCATTTCTATTGGAGCTTTCATGTTGCTACAGCTTGGATAGCTATGATATTTAGAACCGTTTGCAGAAACGTATACAGTAAGCTCTTTGTTATACTCTGTATCATCATCAACGTAATAATATGCGTCATCATCAACACTATAATATACATCATTATCGATAAGGTCGTGTTCCCATAAAGCTTCATTATAACCTTCATTGTAGCCTTCCTCGTAGCCTTCATTATATCCATCTTGATATGCTTGGTTGTCTGATAAAGCACTGTCATAACCTTTATTATATCCGTCTTGATATGCAATATTATAGTTTGTTTCGGCTTGCTTGTTGTACTCAGTAGTGGCTTCTTCTTTGCCAACTTCATAACCGGCACTGTAACCTTCATCGTAAGTAGGACGGCTTAAACTCGATATTAATCCAATCGACAGTGCTACAATAGGGATTGCATATAAAACTTTCTTATTCATATTTGTTCCTCAGTTCTTGCATAGCGTTTACTAAATAATCTTCGGGAACAAGCATAATTTGAGCACAACTTTTACTGATATTGTCTACTGATTGAAAAATGTCACCGCATACAGATGTAGCCAGATAATAACCAGAGTTATCATAGTTATAAATACGTCTGCAAGCTTCTACATATGTTTTGGATGCATTAACTAATTTTGTAATATCAGTTTGCACACCGTAAAACGCAGAAACATGATTATCGGTAATAAGCTTATTGATTTCTTCGAGGTTATTAATGGTGTAATTCATCAATGCTATTTCGGTCGGTATGTTGTTACGGTTAAAATAAGCAGAAGATGAATTAGCAACCTCACTGCTCGAAAAATAATAAAGCATATCATCAGTATATTTTGTCAACATATAAACGTAGTTGGCAGTATACAAATTTTGAAGAGCTTCTGCATACTCCGTTATAGGAACGGTATCCGTACTCGCTGCATATGCCGGAACACTGCTACACATTACACCTAAAGCTACAAATAAAGCTAAAACCTTCTTTTTCATAACATTTCCCTCCGCAATGTAATATTTAAAATCTTTTAACGGTTGACAATGTAAAAATAAGGTAATATAATGTAATCAACTTACCAATATTTGCTATAAATTGATTGTAAATCCAATACCGTACGAAGTCAATACAAAACCATTAAATAAGTAAAGATTTTATAAATTAATACTATAAACAACACAAAAAGTTGTCAATAGTAATAGTACCTAAAAACGCCTAAATGTTACTAAAAATGCGAAGGGGAGTTGATTATGGATTACAAACAAATGATTAAGAAGCAACTAAAAGACCTGAGCGAAAAACAATTACGAATTGTGTACATATTTATAATTCACTTAAATGCTGAAAGAGGGGAGCGTTAAAGCTCTCCTCTTTCTTTTTTTTCTGCAATAATAGAGTTTATAAATTTCTCTATTACTTCCCAATCTTCTGTATCTAAAGCGGCAAGGGCAGAAATAAACCTCTTTTTAAATGAACTGCCATCATTAAGAATGTCACCAAAGAAAGCTGCTAACTCTTCCTCTTTGCTTTGAATAACAAACATTTCACCTTCTCCGGTACGAAGCCATTCTTCGTCTACATTAAACTCTCGGCATATTGATAAAATAATCGCGTCAGTTGGATTACGTATTCCTTTCTCATAACCAGTGATAGTGTTTCCTTTAACTCCTATTTGTTCGCCAAACTCTGTTTGCGTAAGTTTTAATCTTTTTCTTAGTTGTTTAATTCTTTCGTTCACGTTATTCACCTCCTTATGGTTTATATTATAGATTATAAAACTCGCATAGTCAATATTTTTTTTTTGGAATATACTTGACATTTAACTCGAAATGCGATATTATAAACTCGTAAGAGAAGTTATAAACTCACAAACGAAAGCGAGGTGAAAATAGATGAAGAAAAAAGACAGAGAAATAGTAACAAATGTAAAAGAAACATTAATGCTACTCAACGAACATGACAAAGACAGAGTATTAGCGTTTTCAGAGGGAATGATGCTCATGGCAAAAAAGAATAAGGAGGCGAGCTGATAACGATTATATTCGGCAAAGGTACAAGCAGAGTTGCATAAAATAACAAAAAAGAGGTGTTTACATGGACAAAATAAAAGAAACGAAAGTGTACTATTTCCCGAATGCAGTTATTAGCGTGCATATTCCTGATTTGACCGATGACGAATATGAACGACGCCACAAAGAGCTCGAAAGAGCAGTGGCAATTATGGCTAAAGAAATTGATAGAGCCAATGCAGAAAAAGAAAAACTAAAAGCTTAATTATATAAAAATTAAGCAGGAAAGGAACAGCATTGAAAAAGACAGCAATAATAATACTCCTTATGCTGTGGGCAGTAGTAGCATGGTTCATCGGCTATGGGATAGGCAGCGTAATAAAAATAATTGGGGCGTGAGAAAATGAAACCTAAAGAATATAAAATACAAACAGGTCTGCGAGTGCCAGAAGAACTACATACAGACCTGCAAGAGAGAGCAAAGGAAATTGGTGTATCTGTAAATCAGCTTATTCTAATGCTTATATACATCGGCATCAAGCTTATTGAAAAAGGTGTTATTCCTCAAGACTATAAGGAATAGAACCATTAAGCATCTCATAATCTTCGATATATTTCTTTAATACATATTCGGCAAGATTATTTATAGAACGGTTTTCTTTAGATGCTAAGTATTTGAGTTTGGTATAAGTAGTTTCATCAAGCCTTAATCCAGTTTGAATTTTGATAACTGCCATAGTGATACCTCCATTAATAATATTTGTTAGCACATTGTATCATTTTGTTATTGACATATCTACTAACGAATGTTAGCATATAGATAACAAAGGAGGCTGAAACATGAACTGGCAAAGATACCTACTAATGACCACAGCAACATCATGTGTCAACTGCACACATTATTATCAGCATTATATATACGTCAATCACGATAAAGCGTATATAGCAATAAATGAAGGTCATTGTTGTTATCCGAGGGTAAAAAGAAGAAGGCCGGAGGATAGTTGCGAAAGATTTGAAAGGAGGGGAAAAAATGAAGCATAAAGATGTTTTAACAACAATCGGCTATACAGCACTTTGGTTTTTAATCGGTGCAGGACTGATAATTAAAAACGACAATGGCGGTTTTATTTATATCTTGTTTGGGATTTTTATGTTGCTGATGGAGCTTGTGTCCGAAAGATGGACTTGCGAACGACTTAAAAGGGAGTTAAGCAGAGAGCGTAAACAGCATGGCAAAATTGTTGTAAAGGTGGGTGAGTGATGGACAAGCTTCGGGACATAACATCGGAAGAAAAAGAACTAATCAAGGAGTTGAAGAAAATCGAAATTAAGAAAAAGAAAAAACACGAGCAAATATTAGACGAGTTTTTATGGGGAGCTGCCAGTTTAGGGAGCTACGAGGGAGTGTTAAAGCGAAGAAAATGAAAAAGAAGAAAAAGAAGCTATCAAACGACTGTAAAAAGTGCTATTATGCAGTACTTTGTTACGAAAGAGGGCGAGGGGTAGCGTGTACAAACTATAAACCAAGCAAATAAGGAGGATAAAAATGGAGTGGATCACAAAGCAGTATTATCGCAGGAAGAATTGTTTACATGATGTAAGCGTATCGGTAAACGGCAACAACAAAGACAAGCATGGATACAGAACATCTTTTGCTTTCCGTAACAACTGTAATAAGAAGGTAAGCACAGATAATTACATAGTAATTGGCTTTACCGGAACAAGAGTGTACTTTAAAAACGCACCAAAAGAAACAGGTTTCCACCTTTTTTCAAGGAATAAAGACGGTGGGACGGTGTATCGTGTAGCAATAACAGGTAAGTACGATGGCTTCATCGGTGATTATGACTTACTTTTTGATAACTTGAATGGGCTGTGGTATATCGACAGTGGATTAAAGAAGTGATTGTTATGGCAAGTAAGATATGTGATATGGACTGCTTCAACTGTATATTTGATGATTGTAAATACGATGGTTCACAGACAGCGAAAGAAGGTCTTATGTTAAGGAACGCAGGTTGTCCTACAGATAAAGAGCTTAAAGCAAAAGAACCAAAGAAAAAAACGAAAACAAAACCGTATACAGAAAAGCAGAAAGAGTATAAACGTCAATACGCAATCAAAAACAAAGAAAGGATTAAGGAATACAAAAAGAAGTACTACGAAGAACACAAAGACGAATTTATGCGTCGGTCGGAACAAGAGTATGAAAGAAGAAAAGCCGCTCCGGGACGGCAATCCCAGTGAGCGGCAGACACAAAAACACACTTATAGTATAGCACAATTATTTGCGGAGTTAAAGGAGGAATTATAATGGGATTAACAAAACTTGAAAAAACCTTGATAGATGAGCTTTCAAGCATGAGCACTGAAGCAGACATGTGGCGTGACAGTTACTACGAAATAAAAGATGAAATGTTAAAGCTTGAGGGGGAATACAAAGCACTTGAAGATAAATACAATGCGTTATTGGCAACGACAGTACCGGAGGAGGAATTTTGATGTGTGAATATTGCCACAGCTATCCTCATAAATCAGGTTGCCCGAACGAGCCAAAAGCGAAAAACGTTTATATCTGCAAACATTGTAAAGAAGGTATTCAGGAAGGTGAAGAATTTGCGAGAATCGGCGAGGACTTTTATCATCTGGAATGTCTCGAAGATTTAGGAATAAAAGAAGTCTTAGAGCTTGCGGAAATTGATGTTGAAACAGCGGAGGTTGATTAAATGATTACTTTTGAAGATATAAAAAAGGCTAATGACACAATAGCTACAATGAACATTGCAGGTAAAGACTATGCAGAGGTAAATCAGAGAATAAAAGCCTTTAGAATGGTTTATCCGGAAGGAACGATAAACACCGAAATAATAAGCCTTGAAAATGGCGTTTGTACAATGAAATCAACCGCAATGAATGAAGGTAAAATCTTAGGAACAGGATTTGCACAGGAGAAAGAAGGATCTACTTTTATAAATAAAACGAGCTACATCGAAAACTGCGAAACATCGGCAGTTGGTAGAGCGTTAGGAATGTGCGGCTTTGGAATTGATACAAGTGTTTGCAGTGCGGAAGAATTGCAGAATGCACTTAATAATCAGAATAAGCCGGAAACGAAAAGCAAGCCAAAAATCGAGTATGCAACAGAGGAACAGATTGCAAAGCTCACTAAAGAATATCAAGGTAAAAGAGAAAAGCTTGATAAATTCTTAAACGAAAACGGTGTTACTGCAATTATGAGATTGCCAAAAGATGTAGCACAGAAAAAAATTGATGAGATAGAAGCTTGGAGAAAAAAACAGGAGGCATAAAAAATGGACGGTCTTGCTACTTTAAAAATCGAAAACAGCATATCGTTTAAAACGCTTGAGAGTGGCAAGACTGAGGTTTCCTTTATGATCGATAAATTAACCACAAAAGACAAAAACACCATTAAGGCGGCTTTGGAGCAAGCGGGAGAAGCACTTACAATAAAGATAAGTAAATACCGCAAAAAAAGAAGCCTTAATGCCAACAGCTACTTCTGGACATTGGTTGGAGAGCTTGCGGAAAAGCTAAACCGAAAGAAAGAAGAAATCTACTGGGAATACATAAAAGACCTCGGTATCTATCGGACGGTCGAGATTGACGAAAATGCGGTCGATACAATGATATATATGTGGAAGTCACATGGTTTAGGCTGGATAGCGGACAGATTAGACCATGGACAGCATAAAGGATTTGTATTAGTCAACTTTTATTACGGAAGTAGCTGTTACAATACAAAACAAATGTCAAGGCTGATAGATGCCGTTGTAAATGATTGCAAAGAACAAGGCATAGAAACATTGACGCCGACAGAGTTAGAAGAAATGAAAAGGGCGTGGGACGGTGAAAGGAAGTCATAAAGTATCTGTTTTGCAGGGCGTAGAAAAAGAATGTTACATAACCGGCAGAACGGACAACCTTGAAAAGCACCATTGTTACTATGGCGTTAAGGGACGAGCTATTTCCGATAAATACGGTTTTTGGGTCTGGTTGATACCCGAATATCACAGAGGTACAAACGGAGTACATGGAAAGAATGGTCATGAGTTAGATATGGAGCTTAAACAGGCTTGCCAAACAGCTTATGAAGAAGCAGGACATACAAGACAAGAGTTTATACAGCTTATAGGCAAAAACTATTTATGAGGTCGAATATGAAGCAATTAACAATAGACGGAACACCAGTGGCGAAGGGTAGGCCAAGATTAGGACGCTACGGCACATATACACCTAAAAAAACACAGGAGTATGAAGAATATGTTAAAGCCTGTTGGGTATCAAAATACGGCGGTATTCAGCCGTCAGAGCAACCATTAGAAGTGAGCATAGTATTTTATATGCCAATGGGGAAAAGTTGGACTAAGCGAAAAACAGAGGAATATAAAGGACGGCTTCATACCAATAAACCTGATATTGATAATCTTGTAAAGGCAGTATTGGACGGGTTAAACGGAGTAGCTTACAAGGATGATAAACAGATTGGAACTCTTAGCGTAGTAAAGCGTTGGGCGGTAGTTGGTAAGACAGAAGTATGGATAAAAGAGGTGGAGTAAATGGAAAGGGACAGCATAGTATTCTACAAAAGTTTTTTTGATGCAATAAAAGAACTGCCGCCGGAAGATTTTAAAAACTGTATGACCGCTTTAATGGAATACGGCTTCGAAGGCAAAGTGCCAGAAACAAGTGGAATTGCAAAATCTATCTTTTTAATGGCTAAACCACAAATCGATAAGAATAACCAAAGGTATGCAAATGGTAAAAAAGGTGGTAAAACAACGTTCCGAGACGAACCAAACACAAACCAAAACGCAACCAAGCACGAACCAAATACTAACCAAAACGCAACCGAACACGAACCAAACACTAACCAAACACGAACCAAACACGAACCAAACACTAACCAAACACGAACCAAACACGAACCAAACACTAACCAAACACGAACCAAACACGAACCAAACACGAAAAATACAGAACCTAATGATAATGATAATGATAATGATAATGATAATGATAATGATAATGTTAATGATTATAAAGACATCTGCTCGGAGCAAGCTTCCGAGCCGCCGATAATAACATTACCGTTGAACGATAAGAGCCAATATCCCATATATGACGGAGCAGTTCAAGAATGGGCGGAACTGTACCCTGCTGTCGACGTGATACAGCAGTTAAAAGCCATGAGGGGTTGGTTGAACGCCAATGAAAGCCGACGAAAAACACGAAAGGGTATTAATCGGTTTATAAACGGATGGTTGGCAAAAGAGCAGGATAAAGGGGGAAGGCGAAATGCAGTTTACAATACCGAATTTGAAGGTGTCTGCGGTGACACATTATAACTGCGAGGTCTGCAAGGATAAGGGCTTTGTACTTGAAACAATAAACGGTTATGAATATGCAAAGCCTTGCAAATGCAAAATTCAAGCCGATTTAAAGGCGGATTTAAGGCGTTCGGGACTTGATGATAAAATGCTTGAGCGAATGAGCTTTGACCGATATGAAGCAGTTGAGGACTTTCAGCAAAGGGCAAAAAGCACAGCGTATCAATTCAGCCAGCAGGCCGAAGTAAAAGGCTTTTACATCGGCGGTCAGGTTGGCTGCGGAAAAACGCACCTATGTACTGCAATATGCAATGAATTTTATAAGCAAGGCAAGCCTTTTAGATATGTCATATATGGTGAAATGATAAGAGAGCTTAAAGCATTGGTCAACGATGCGGAGGATTATAACAGGCTTATGAATAGGCTTTGTCAAGTAAAAATCCTTTACATTGACGATATGTTTAAAGGCGGAACATCTGAGGCAGATATAAAACACTTTTTCAGACTGATAAATTCACGTTATATTTCACAAAAAACCACAATTATATCGAGCGAGTTAATGCTTAACGAGGTTATGGCTATTGACGAAGCAATCGGCAGCCGGATAAAACAAATGTGCGGCAAGTTTGTTTTAAACATAGCTAAGGTCAGAGAGCGAAATTATAGGCTGAAAGTGGTTGTATGACAGCGGAACAGGAACAACTAATAAACGATAATCACATAAGAAAAATGATGGGAGTGACAGTATGAATAAATCGATTTTAATGGGCCGGCTAACAAAAGACCCGGAGGTCAGATACTCACGGGGCGCGGAACCTATGGCGATTGCAAGATATACACTTGCGGTAAATAGACGCTTTAAGCGACAGGGTGAAGCAGAGGCGGACTTTATACCTTGCGTTGCTTTCGGCAAACAAGGCGAATTTGCAGAAAAGTATTTAACAAAAGGGCAGATGATAGCCATTACAGGTCGTTTACAGGTCAGAAATTGGGAGGACAACAACGGCAATAAGCGAATAACAACCGAGGTAGTTGTTGAAGAACAGTACTTTGCGGAAAGCAAGAAAAGTAATGCGGAAAATGGCCGGAAACGTGAGAATGACGGCATCGGGGAAGGCTTTTATCCGATAGACGATGACGTTAAAGACGACGATCTGCCGTTCTGAGGTGATTGTATGAATATTTATTATGTTACTTGTGCCGGAGATTGGCTTAGTAAGTATTTAGTTAAAGCGAACAGTAAACGTGAAGCAATAAATTTAGTATTTGACAACTATTTTAAGCCGATAAATGCAATAAGAGCAAGGGAAAACAAAGAAGCAAAACAAAGATTAAATATGTTGTTTACTAAAAAGGATTTGATGTTTGAAGCTGTTGAAATAAATGCACTTATCAACACAAACAATAATGCTGTTTTATGCTTAGATGAGGAGGAAATGTAATGATAGTGGATAGAAGTGTATTAAACGGATTTCAGGTTGTTGCAGAGGGTTACAAGATTTTTAATTATGATTGGACGGCTAATTATGGTGATAACTATTGCTATGCAGATGTAGACGGAAATGTTGAGGGTGTTGTGCATAGACAAGAGGGGTTCCCGTCCAAGTGCCACAACGGCTTACATTTTTGTGAAAATCCGTTAGATTGCTTTGCTTACTACCCGTTTGTGCAGTGGAATAAATTTGCAAAGGTCAAGGGGTATGGAGCTATTTGGAAAGATGATAAAGATAGCAAAGTTGCTGTTGAAATACTGGAAATAGTAAAGGCTTTAAGCTTTGAAGAATTTGTGGAGGAAATTAAGAGTTATGCTACAAGCTACGGCATACGCAACGGCTCCGGCATAAGCTACGGCTACGGCATAAGCAACGGCTCCGGCATAAGCTACGGCTACGGCATAAGCACCGGCTTCGGCATACGCAACGGCTCCGGCATAAACTACGGCTACGGCATAAGCACCGGCTACGGCATAAGCACCGGCTTCGGCATAAGCGACGGCTACGGCATAAGCACCGGCTCCGGCATACGCAACGGCTCCGGCATAAGATACGGCTACGGCATAAGCACCGGCTACGGCATAAGCTACGGCTACGGCATAAGATACGGCTACGGCATAAGCACCGGCTACGGCATAAGCACCGGCTTCGGCATAAGCG